ATGCCAATTATCGACTATCCAGACTGGCTGCCGCTGGCGCAGAAGGCCAGCAAAAACATGACGCTAGATACCGGGTTTCAGACAGATCAGCCAGCGGTCGGCCCGACTATCTTCCAGAACCTTACTGACGATTTGAAAGCGACATGGTCACTGACGTGGATCTTCACTCTTGACCAGGAGCGCGCTTTTCAACAGTGGCTGCGCAGCCCTAACTATCTCAACCGCGGCCTTAACTGGTTTCGGATGAATATCAACCTTGGCGGCAGTGACCTGCAGTTGCAGGAACTTCACTTCACGCAGATGCCGGTGCAAACCAGTATCGACGGCGGAGTGGTGACCTGGACGGGGACCGTTATCGCGAACCACCTCTACAACGCTGACGACGAGTTTGACGACATCATTGTTGAGTTGCCGCCGCCGTGGGATTCGTGGCTGGATATAGTGGTGACGGGTTATCCAGACGGGCGCGATCCGGAATCACTACCGAGGGTGCCTTAATGCCGAGCTTCAGGGAGTACAAGCAGCAGCGCCCGACGCGCGGGCTGTACGACACCATCACGTTTTACCATCCATCTTTTGGCTATGTGCGCCTTGTCGATAAGCAGTTCTTCCCGAAGACGCTCGGCGGCCAGTCTTACACGCCAGCGCGCTTTGAAATCGAAGAGAGCCAACAGAGCGGCACGCCGGTGATCGACGCGACCGTGAAGCTTGGGCGGCTTTCGTCGGACATCAAGGCGCTGATGAAGCAGTGGAAGGGTGCGGCCCGGCTGACAGCCATCACGGCAACAAGGCAGATCTTCGACAGCGGAGACGTGTCTGTGCCGATTAAGTCCTGGCAGCTCTACGTAAAAACGGTCGACATCGACGCCGACGCTGCATCGGTAACCCTGTCTGTCACGAACCCGCTGAACAACAACATCGGAAGGCTCTATGACCCAACGGAATACACCGGCCTGCAGTACCTCTGATTTTGTAAGGAAGGTGATCGGCGTGCCGTGGGCTAACAGGGCCTGTTCTTTCGATAAAGTCGATTGTTGGGGGCTGGTTGTGCTGTATTACCGGCACGTTCTCGGCATTGAATTGCACCAGACGCCGGACTACGAAGCCGGTGAGGACTTCTACACCTGCTATCAGGGTGACGTCGTTTTCTGGAGTCAGGTCGACAAGCCTGTCGAGGGCGGGATATTCGTCGGATACCGCGGTGCGCAACCGGCACATGTTGGCCTCGTGCTTAACAGGCAGGCGCTGCACTCGCGCGGCGAGAATGGAAGTGTGCGCATGGACTCGTTGCTTGTCATTCAGCGGGCATTCACCAAAGTGGAGTATTTTTCTTATGGCGTTGATTGAGCTCCAGCGTTTCCCGGGAACGCCAAAAGAACGCTACAGGGTGCCAAACGGCACCCTTTTTTATGACTGGCTTGCAGCCAATGACGCTACCTTTCACCGCGATCTGCTGATCGTCCGAAACGGCGTGAAGCTGGGCGAAGATGATGAGCTGGCGTTTGAGCTATGCGAACTGGACAACATCCAGATTTTCGACCAGCCAAAAGGGATAGTCAGTGACATCCTGAGTCCTATATTCAAAGTTGTCGGGTCAGTATTTGCATTCCTTGCACCGAAACCGGCCATCGCCAACACTGGCGGTAATACCGTTGACTCACCGAACAATAGCCTGACCGGGCAGACAAACACCGCTCGTGTCTACAAGGCCAAGCCGGACATTTACGGCCAGGTGCGCTCTTTCCCGGATCTGATTCAGGAATCGCTGTTTGAATACATCAGCACGGGCGTGCGTGACGGCGGTAAAAAATACGTGACTGAATGGATGTGTATCGGGATCGGCAAGTACGATTATGAGTCCGTGCGCTATTCAGAATCGAGCCTTGGCAGTATGGCCGGTGCTGAATACCAGTTCATTCAGCCTGGCGAAGTCATCCCGTCGATTAACGAAGGCTACAGCTTCGATGATGTCGACGGCCAGGAGGTGCCAGGCGCAAACCAGGGAGAGTCATTCCCTGTCGAAACTGCGACGGCGAACACAGTGGTCAGCGGCACGTATGCCGGTGGTCAGATAGCGGTAAAAATCGTTAAACAGGCGGAATTTGATTACTTCATGGGCCTGGTGTTACCGCATTCCGTCACGTTCGAAATAAACGTCACTTACGCGACTGCCTCCGGTTCGGTAACTACTGACGCCACGTTCTCCGGCACGCTTGTTTCAGCTGTTGAGACAAACGACGGCGCGGTGATAAATCCGGTTCGCTGGTACACCTTCACCATGGGTGATCTGGATGGCCCGCCTGATATCCCTGCTACCGCAACGATCAACACGACTAAGTTCGTGCTGAACGACAACGAAGCTCTGGTCGTCGGCCCGTTCTTCTCGCCTGTAGAATCAACGCAGTTGTGGATCCACACGCAAAGCAGTCTTGGCCCGAAAAAGCAGACAAACTGGAAAGTCGTTTTATGGAAAATAGACGACGACTACAACATGATCCCAGGCACTAAGCAGACTATGGTGTTCCAGCAGACGACCTGGCACAAGCAGGACAGCGAGACGTTCTACCGGACGGACAAGATTATACCGACCGGTGGCTTCGGGAAGTACGCCATTAACCTGCAGCGCACCGATAACTCAGGTGATGCGTCGATACTCAAACTTGAAGAGATCCACGCTGTAAACGTGCGTACAAACGTTGTTCATCCCACCGATACGCTTGTTCGCGTGAAGGTGAGGGCAACAGAGAACGCACTGGGCAGTCGTGACCGCAAGTACAATGCTCTAGTGACACGTCACACCATCACGTATGACCTGAACACGCAGACTGTTGATTACACGCTGCGTCCGTCGCGCTCGTTCGCTGATGCTGTAGCGCACACTTGGCTGATTATGGGTGAGCAGCCAGTCAGCAGTATTGACCTGTACGGGCTGTATTCGATTGCTGAAAGCCTAACTGATGAGCGTCTGGGTTACTTCGACTACACGTTTGACGACGAGAACGATTCGCTGGGTGACCGCGTGCAGGCGATCTGCAATGCGGCGTCGGTGGTGGCGTACTGGGATGACGGCGTGCTGACCTTCACTCGCGACCAGAAGGTTGATTATCCGGCTGCTGTATTTAACCGGGCCAACATGAAGACGGACGAGTACAAAATGACGTACGAGGCCACTCTTCCTGGCGGCTACGACGGCGTGCAGGTGTCCTACGTTCACCCGACAACGAATAACAAGACGTACATCAACTACCGCGTGCTGAACGGCGCTATCGTCGAGCAGGAAGCGGAGAACCCAAACAAGCTGGAGATAGTCGGATTCCGTAACGAGTATCAGGCGCGGGAACGTGCGCTTCGCGAAACGAAACGCCTGATTTACTCGCGCGTGAAGATGAACGCAAAAGTGTTCGAAGACGGGATAATTCAGGTCGGAAGCGTCATTCAGATGCCTGACATCTACGACAGCAACCAGCAGCAGGGTTACATAACCGGCCGCGCCGGGAATAACTTCGATACCAGCGAGCCGATCACTTTTTCCGGTTCAATGTATGTGCTGGTGACCGACAACCTTGGTAACCCGACCCTACGCTATCAGGCGACGGCCCGCAGCGACACGAAGTACGGATTCACCGCGGCAATACCCGACATTCAACTCAACATCTGGAATGGAGACACCGTGCAGCTACCATCGCGCTATCTCATCGCGACAGTTGAGGAACTGGACAGTCAGCTATGGACGGTTAACAGCATCAAACCGAACACAGATAACACGATATCTCTGACCGTCGCGGAATACAGCGACGCCATCTATCAATAAGAACCGTCCCCGACCAACCTAACCCGGCCAACGTGCCGGGTTTTTTATGGAATCAATATGGCTACTACACCTACTCAGAACTCGGTTCCAAGTGAATCCCCAATCGACCTGAAGTTTAACTCCGGTAAAATCGATGAATACGTTACCTCCATGGGCTGGACGTATACAGATCGCTTCGGTCAAAAGCACTATACGATTGAAGGCAATAATTACCTTGCCCAGCAGGCAATGGCAGCGTTCGGTTATGTGATCCTCACTGGTAAAACTTTTACCACTGGCGCAACGATTAACAACCCGAATGAAGTTCTGCTCAATACTGCCGATGGAGAGTATTACAAATGGACTGGTTCATTCGCATCTGGTCCAAAGGTGGTGCCAGCTAATTCAACGCCTGAGAGCACTGGGGGTATTGGTCCGGGATTATGGATAGGAGTAGGTGACGCATCTCTTCGTTCGGCACTGGCGGCATCTACGGGTTCAACGCTGATTGGTCACGAAGGACATACCGTTGGTCAGTATCTTGATGGTATCGGGAAGATGGTATTCCCGGGAGATGACCTGAAGGCCGCTCTGGAAAGTGCCAACAATGGCGATACGGTTATCGTTTCGGGGGATGTGACACTAACTCAGCCTGTTGTCATTAGCAAAGCGGTTAACATTAAAAGAGTAAACGCCGGCCGTATACTATGGTCTGGAACAGGCGCGGCAATCAGATATATTCTTGCAGTTAAAAATACTATTACCACCCCAACACAATTCTTACGTAGTCAAAATACAGCAACATTACCAGCGGGTCACGGTGTGGTCGTGGGGGATATGCTGGAACTCCATTCTACACAAGTCAGATACGCCGACGTCGATGGAGATTACACTTTCGGACAGTTTATTTACGTCGAAAAAGTGGATGGCAACACGATCACATTCCAGCCCAGCATGACAACCGGATTTACAACCTCAGAGATACTTGTAACGAACTCGTTAGAAGGCATGCAATTCGATGTAGAGATTATCAATATCAAAGCGGCAACAGGATCGGCAAATGGTATCCTTCTTGATATTCATGGTGCTCGCAATCTTACAGGGAAATTTCGCATTATTGGGAATGGTGATGAAAACTATGGCTTGGCCTTACAAGGCTATCACTGCAAACTTGATGTTGATGTGTGGAACATCAAGTCTGGTAATTTCTCAGTTCCTGGTTATGGCTACAATGTAGTTGGTGACAGCATCTACACTAACCTGTCAGGTGGTAACTGCCGGCATGTAGGTGAGATTCCTGCAAGGAATGTGGTAAGTAACGATATCCATTTCCACTGTAATATCACTAAGACGTTGGGCACTCCTTTATACATTTATAACGTAGGCTGGCACTCAAATGTAATTTATGCGAAGTTAACTGGTACCATATCAGGGTCAGGAATGCTCGTAGGTGTTCGTTCTGGCAGCGGTGAAGTTAGCATGGAGTTCAATGGCGCGGACGACGGATATGACTATGCAGATGTCGTTGTAGGAGATATCTACCCCACGTCATTAAAAATTCATGGATGCAATTCAGGTGGAGTTAATGCTAGGAGGTCATTAGTACAATGGAATGTTAAAGGGCAGGGGTCCAACACGGGAGGTCTCATTGTCGACAATAATACAACTGTTGGACCAAAGAGAATCATTCGTTTGTACGATGATTCAGGCTCCACAACTAAAGCATATAGAGCCTATTTATCCAACAACAAGGGTGCAGCTGTAGCAATACATAATAGAGATTTACTAAATGCAAACGTTTATCTCGAGATTAACAATAACACATGGTCATCTTACGGCCTTGCAACCTTTTCTGAGTATATGGCTGGAGTTGACGCAAGCGGTTGTAAAACATACGAAGTAAGATCTACCAACAATAACATTGACGACTCAGTCACCAGCGGGTTGTTTTCGTTTGATGGATATATGGATGCGATAGTATTCAGCAGCCAAGGAGACAAGAACTCAAACAGACCATTCCTAAAGCTTACGCCTACATATCTCGGCCGAGTTGATAGGCTTGATATTAATGGGCTTAATACTAATGGGCAAATGACACTAACTCCACTGGCCGCAACTGTGTATAACGATATAGGGCAGATTAGATTTTGTCGTATCGGCTATGACTCTAATCAACCAATAGTAGTCGGCTTGTCTTGGCCTATCGTCTACACTGGAAATTCTTTCAAAACTACACTTGATGCCACACTTGTTAGTACAAAACGGCCCCAGGCTGGTAATGTGAATCTTTCAGGAAAAGCATTAAACTGGAATGGAACAAATATAGCAATTTAAAGTTTGAGGCGGCGATAGCCGCCTTTTTTTATCATTTATAATGGGAGTATAAAGACTGATAGAAAACTTCTTTTTCAATTTTATTATTGTTTTCTAATTTATCACCATTAACTGATAATGCGTAATAATCCCCCACCTTTTCAATCGCGTACTTCTGAGAAATATTTCTGGTTGCATGGATTAAAGTCCATTTGTCTTTGAACAAGTACAAGGTAGAAGTATCGTAAATTCCTTTATATAAGTTAAAGAATATAGATTTCTGTTGCTGTATCTTAGCATTCATACTGAACCTGGCCATATAACCGAAATTCATTGATGCTTTGTTTTTTGATGCTATGTAACCTATGTTTGACCAGTCAAAGTAGAAATCAATGGGCATTACAACCTGTATCTTGTCTTTATCAGACATCAGCTTGTTTATGTTTGTATTATCCAGACCCCTTGACATATCTGTACTTTCTGAGTAGCGCTCGCGTACCTTTATAAGCATCCCGTGAATATCATAAAGTTGTACTGCGCAAGATACTGAAATTACAGCCAAGCAAAATCTACGGTTAAGATATTGATGGATGTAAATTATAAAAAATGCCAAGGAAGCATAAATGAATATCCAAATAAATCGGCCGGAAGATCTAAAAACGTTTGCCGCTTTAGACAAAATGTCTGGTAAATTAAAGCTGTAAACCGTATGCCCGCCAATTGAAATGTTATTTGAAATAGCAAATAACAACACAAAAAGGCACATAGCAAAGCCTGGGATAGAGCTTTTGCTAACTCCTCGGTATATTGAAAAACAAGCTATACCAAAAATTAATATGAAGGCAACACCAGCACCAAGATACGCAAACCCTTCATAGTCTAATTTCTGATATGGCAAAGGGTGGGTTAAGCTTGAAACCCATCCATACATAGGATTAATGAAAGCACTGAGATCCATGTGATACAATCCGAACCCGCTGCCATCGGCACCGTCGGCAATCACAAAATATCCAAGCGCATACATCGTTCCAGCCAGTGCAAGCATGGCAACAATAAATAATGAGGCCGCTCTGGCTACTGTTTTTTCTTTTTTTATTATCGACGTAGCAAGATAAGCGACAAAAACAGAAAGTATCATTCCTGTGATGTAGAAGTGAATGGCAGAACTTATCGCTATCAGTAGCACCCACCTTTTATTGGCATTATTCATACTATAAAGAATGAAAGAGGCAATAATAAGAAAGTGTGCCGACAAAGCAAAGTGGCCCATCATTCTGAAAAGCATAATGGGAGCCAAGCAGAACAGCGCGGAGGCCACTAAAGAGTAAAGCTTATCATGCGTATTTCTATTTATTAGGTCATATGAAAATACGCCTTGCAGAATACAGCACAGCAATATCCATATACCTGTGTATTGGAATGTATCTGGAAGAGCGAAAGATACAAATTTGAAAATAATTGCCAGCAAGGGTATGGAGTCAGTAAATACTATTGAGCTACTAACCTCCATTCCATATGGTTCATTTAAACCAAGCGGCCACTGCAGTATCGGAGTGTTTCTAAAAAAATTCCATCCAAGCCAATGTTGCGCAGCATCTCCACTGCCAAACCACTGAATGTTTGTTACATTCAAAATATTCATGCCGCCGCAAGCTATGAATATAAGAAAACCAATCAGTCCAGCTGCGATACGGTAATAGTTATTTTTCAT